GCAAGGGCGCAGGGAAAAGAAAAGACATCAAGACAACCGACAAGGCTTTGATAGTTGCACCCTCAGACTTCCAAGTCGGCAAGACAGGCTCAAGGGGCGGAACACAAGAACTCATCGCTAGGGTCATGCGTTCCTACGAGCGCATCGAGCAACAGATGAAAGCGAGCAAGTATGAGCGCATCTTCATCATGGACATCGGTGATATCATCGAGTCCTTCTCAAACGCTGCTCACTTCAACCAGCTAGAAAGCAATGACCTATCCCCAATGCAGCAGGTCGATGTTGCCACTTCGCTGATGCTTGACCTAATCAAGCGGGCGCACAAATACGCACCTGTCACCTACGGATCAGTTGCCTCAAACCATTGCCAAAACCGATTCAAAGGAATGCAGGTCGGCAAGCCCGGACTCGATGATTGGGGCATCGTCATCCTGCAACAGCTACGCAGGGTAACAAAAGAACTAGGGATGGATGTTGAATACCTAATCCCACAGCCACATGACGAGGGCTTTGCTTTCAAATATGGAGTCAACACAATCGGCGTAGTGCATGGACACCAAGCTAACCGACCCGAAGGCGTGACTAAGTGGTGGTCCAACTCGACCTTCGGCAACCAATGGGTGCAGCCTTGTGATGTTCTCATAACAGGTCACTTCCACCATCTTGTCGTTCAGGAACTCGGACAGAGGTTCGATGCAAACGGCTCAAAGTTCTGGGTGCAATGTCCGACTATTGACGCAGGCTCAGACTGGTATCGCCGAACCGCAGGGGATGACTCGACCTGTGGCATCCTGACTATTGAGCTAGAGAAGAACACGCCGTTCGCAGGTGAGGTGAAGAAACAATAATGCCAACCTATGACTACAAGTGCAGCACCTGTGAGCAGACCATAACCATCGCAGCAGGGATAGAAGAAGAAGTCCCAATCCCAATCTGCGCTCATTGCAAGGCTGACATGGTTAGGGATTATAAGTTTCGCTCTTACAAGTTCAACGGCAAAGGTTTCTACTCAACAGACAAATGAAACCCTTTGACCCGACCCTCTATAAGACAGATGATCCTGCAAAGGATAAAGTCTTGCGCTGGCTTGAACACAGGGGATACAAAGCAAAAGTAAACCCTGACCAATACGGCATCGACCTATTAGCCGAAAGAGACGGCAAGACCATCGGCATCGAGGTAGAGGTCAAGCACAACTGGAAGGGACAGGCCTTTCCCTATCAGACAGTTCACATCGCCTCACGCAAGCTCAAGTTCTTTGAGACTGAGGACAACTACCTGATGATGCTGAATGATGACTGGAGCTTCGGGCTGAGCTTTAGTGCCGAGCAGATCAGAGCTGCCGAAGTAATCAAGAAGGATACGATATACACCCAACAAGAATTATTTATAGAGCTACCCCTCCTGCTCGCTAGGCGGTTCTACCTGAATGAGATTTCCTAGACCATGCCTGCAATGTCAAAAACTTCATCAAGACCGGGGGGACTATTGTCAAGATTGTCGCAGGGTAAAAGAGAAAGCTAGGGAAGACAACCCTTATCGCAAAGAGAAGAAGCGAATGCTTTACAGCTCTGCCTATAAGTCAGCAGCCAAGATAATCAAAGCTAACGCAACTCACTGCCACATATGCAAACAGCCCTTCACTAACAGGGCAGACATCACAGCTGATCACCTCATCCCCACCGACCCTGCATCACCTTTAGCTCCAGCACATAGGGGGTGCAATAGCTCAAGGGGCAACAAACCGCTTCAAAATTAGTTTTCTACAAATCACATCAACCAATCGCTCAAATGGCCTGTAATCGCCACACAGAAACGCACACACACGCATAACCCCACGCCGTCATCAAGGGGGGCGGGGTCAAACACTCCAAGACAGCGTTGCGTATCACCCCGACCGCAATGTTCCGCACACACCCGCATAATTATTGGTTTTGGGTTAGGCTAGAAAACAGGGAAGGAAGCAATGAAAATAGAAAGAATCAAACTCGTCGAGCTTCGCCATGATGACCAGAACGCTCGCACCCATGATCAGGCAAACCTCAAGGCCATAGCAGGAAGTCTTGAGCAGTTTGGTCAGCGCAAACCGATAGTCATTACACAAGACAACAAGGTGGTCGCAGGCAATGGCACACTAACCGCTGCCAAGCTAATCGGCTGGAGCGAGATCGACTGCGTTCGAGTTCCTGCTGACTGGACCGCCGACCAAATCAAGGCCTATGCACTAGCAGACAACCGAACCGCAGAGTTGGCGCAATGGGATGAGCAGGTCATGGCTGCCCAATTGCTCGACTTGCAAGAAGCAGGGTTCGACATCGAGGCAATTGGCTTTGAGCTAATCGAGCCAATCAAAGAAACTACCGATGAAGATGAAGCAGTTGACTTTGAGAATGTTCTAGAACGAGCCTCAATCGGCGATCATTGGCGCATTGGCAATCATGAGGTAATTTGCGGAAGTTCACTGGACCCTGAAACAATCATTAGGTTTGAAACAAAGTTTGATGCAGTAATTACAGATCCGCCATATGGCATTGGAGCCAATAAACAAACACTTGGTAATGGTAAAAAAAGATTTCATCGTGGAGACGGCTGGGATGACAAAACTCCGCCTATTGGCTGGGTATTAGACCTTGCGCCTAAAGTAATTATTTGGGGTGGAAATTATTTTACAAATGAATTAAGTCCAACTAATGATTGGTTGATTTGGTATAAAAAAATTGCCAATGTTTCATTCAGTGAATGTGAAATGGCATGGACAAATCTCGGAAAGCAAACAAGACTTTTAGCTCATCATTGGTCAGGTGAAGAAAAGCAACATGTAACAATGAAGCCGTCACCTGTGATGGATTGGTGCTCATCCTTTTTCCCAAAGGGTTCAAAAATTCTTGATGTTTTTGCCGGCAGTGGCTCAACTCTTTTAGCCGCACATAGAGCTAATCAAATCGGTTACGGAGTTGAACTTGACCCTAAGTATGTTGATGTCATTCTTGACAGATTAGAGAAACAAACGGGCAAGAAAGCTGAGCTAGTCAATGCCAGCAGGTAGGCCAGCCAAACCCATCGAGCAAAAGCGGATGCTAGGCAACCCCGGCAAGCGAGCATTGCCCTCTAACGCAATTGAGATTGCGATGGTGACAGAAACTCCACAACCAACCAGACCGCTCTTGAAATACGGACAAGAACTCTGGGACAAGGTTTGGAGCATGGGCGCAACATGGATAAGCCCTAACACCGATAGCGAGCTTCTCTTGATGACTTGCGAAATGATTGACGAGCGTTGGAATCTCAGAGTGAAGGTGATGCAGACCGATGACGCAAGACTGCGCCGAGGGCTTAGAGAACTTGACCGCCAGATAGTTTCCAATCTGTCATTGCTAGGCTTTAGTCCAGCAGATCGCAGCAGGTTAGGGGTAGCTGAGGTCAAGGCAGCAAGCAAGCTCGAAGAACTCATGCTCAGAAAGGCAAAGCGTGTGGCCTCCACAGTGGTTGACACCAGTTCCGCAGAATCTGATTGAGTCGGGCGAAGGCGATTTCGTCATTGACTTTGCCGAGGCCTTTGGGGTTGTCACAAAAGACTCGATAGCAGGAAAAGCAGGAGAACAGCTACACCTGCGAGATTGGCAGAAGGAACTAATCCGCCATGTCTTCGCAGGACAAGACGGCCTCTACCGCCACGCCATAAACCTGATCCTGATGCCGAGAAAGAACGGCAAGTCAGCACTCGGTTCTATCTTTGGTCTTTACTCGCTGATACTCGGAGTTCGAGGTGCAGAAGTCTATTCAGTCGCAGCCGAAAAGGAACAGGCTCGAATCGTTTTCCAAGACGCTAAGCGAATGATTGAGGCAAGTGAAGAACTCTCAAAGCTAACCAAACTTTACCGAGACGCCATCGAGCTACCTGCCAACGGATCGGTCTATCGAGTTCTCTCTGCCGAGGCTTACTCCAAAGAAGGTCTGAACCCTTCGGCTGTAATCTTTGACGAGCTTCACGCTCAGCCCAATCGAGAACTGTTCGATGTCATGTCGCTGGCTATGGGTGCAAGAGGTCGCTTGGCAACGCTTATCGCCATCACCACACCCGGCGTAAGAACCGACACCACAGGCCAAGACTCAATCGCTTACACCCTCTACCAATACGGACAGAAGGTTGCTAGAGGTGAAGTCGATGACCCGACTTTCTTCATGGCAAGTTGGGAAGCACCTGCCGAAGCTGACCACACACAACCTGAGACTT